GGTAATTCTGAGTACACAAGAAATCTACACACAGAACTTTTGCAACTGAACTCCGTTTACATTAGTACCCCACGCGCCTATTAGGTAGTTGAGGTGATTATGAAGACTAGCAAACAGCCCAATTTTACTCTTGAAGAAATGCAGTTCTGGTTCAGTTATGACCCAGAAACAGGCCACATTATGCGTATTCGCGGCGCAAAGGCTGGTGAAATTGTAACTAATAAAACCAAAGATGGATATATCATCCTGACTTTCTTCTATCGCAAAATATATGGTCACCAGTTGGCTTGGTGGTTTAGCAACGGAGCATGGCCGACGACGAATTTGGACCATATCAATTGCGATAAATCAGATAATAGAATTGCCAACCTTAGAGAGACTACTCCGCGTCTTAATTGCATGAATCAAAATGCCAGAAGGGATAATAAAACTGGCCTCAAAGGTGTAATTAAGAAGGGTAATAAGTTTAGGGCGCATATAACCTATAATTATCAGAAGCGTTGGCTTGGATATTTTGATAGTCCAGAAGAAGCGCATGAAGCATACAAGAGGGCTGCGATAGAAATTGCGGGTGACCATGCAAGGTGGTAATCTTATGAACTATAAGAAGAACAGCACTGGCGGCATCATCATTGGTTCCGACTATGACGCTGCCCGCACACGCAAGATGAACGCGGACGCTGAGATTGCGGAGATGGAGCTTGCTCAACTTCGGCTCAAGCTCTGCAATACTGACGATGTGATTAAGGCTTGGGCTGATGTCCTGAACGCCTGTCGAGCCAAGTTTCTAAGTTTGCCAACTAAATTGGCCCCAGTGGTAGCCAATGAAGATGATGCGGCGCTTGTTAAGCAGCTTCTTGAAGACCAAATACATGAGGCGTTGTCAGAGTTATCAAACTACAACCCGGAAATTCATCCTACGCAGATGAGCGGAAACTCGGATTTGGATGACGAAGAGCCTAAAGCTGAAGAGCCAAAGAAGCCACGCGGCAGACCGAAGAAGGCTGATTTAGGTAATGAATGAATATTTCAGCAACCATGAATCCAGAGAAAGCCTAGCACTCTCGCTATCTCAGGCCATGTCCTGTCTGCGTCCGCCACCCAAGTTGTCGGTAGCCGAATGGGCTGATCTCGAACGCCGTCTGGATAGCCAAAGTTCATCTGAGCCGGGACGCTGGATAACATCTCGTGCAGAATACCAGCGCGGCATCATGGACGCTTGCTCCGATCCTGCCGTGAAAGAGGTTGTGGTGATGTGCGGCGCTCAGTTGGGCAAGTCTGAGATGCTGCTCAACACGATTGGCTATCATATGTCGCATGACCCGTCGCCGATCCTGATGATGCAGCCGACAGTCGATATGGCAATGTCGTTCAGTAAGGATCGTGTGACCGCTGGCTTGCTGAGATCGACGCCGTGTCTGCGCGACAAGATACGCGACAACAGGGGTAAGGAAAGTGGCAACACGACACTGCACAAGATATTTCCCGGCGGCGCTCTTTCTCTTGTCGGCGCAAATTCCCCTGCGGGTCTGGCGTCGCGTCCAATCCGAGTCGTACTTTGCGACGAAGTTGACAGATACCCACCATCCGCTGGTGAGGAAGGCGATCCCGTAGCTCTTGCCAAGCGCCGTTCCGCTACGTTCTGGAACCGCAAAGTGATTCTAGTGTCTACACCTACAAATAAGGATGCTAGTCGGATTGAGGCCGCATATCTGGAGAGCGACCAGCGCAAGTTCTTGGTCCCCTGCTTTGATTGCGGCGAGTTTCAGGAATTACGATGGTCTAACGTCCATTGGGAGAACTCTAATCCAAAGACCGCGCATTATTCCTGCGAACATTGTGGCTCAGTCTGGGATGACGCTGATCGACGCAAAGCCGTATCCAAGGGACGCTGGGAAGCCACAGAGATGTTTCACGGTGTGGCAGGGTTCCACCTGAACGCGCTTTACAGCCCTTGGTCGGTCTTGTCGGACGCGGTGGAAGAGTTTTTGTCCGCCCGCAAAGACCCAATGCGGCTAAAGACATTCGTAAACACGTTCCTTGGCGAGACATGGGAAGATCAGGGCGAAGGCGTCGATGACCTTGCCATCTATGACCGCCGCGAAGATTACGATGAGATACCAGAGGAGGTCGTCTTGCTGACCTCTGGCGTTGACGTTCAAGATGACCGTCTTGAATGCGAGATCATTGGGTGGAGCAAGTCAGAGGAATGCTGGTCAGTCGCATATCATGTGATCTACGGCGATCCGTCTTCACCCAAGATATGGAAAGACTTGGACGACATCATAGGCACAACCTATATCCATCCGTCTGGTGAGGAACTTGTTGTCCGCGCAACGTGCATCGACTCTGGTGGTCACCACACTCGGGCCGTCTACAATTATTCCAAGACAAGACAGCGCGTTTTTGCTATAAAGGGCGTTGGCGGTGAGGGTAAGCCTATCGTTGGCCGACCATCAAAGAACAATATCGGCAAGATACCGCTATACGCCATTGGCGTAGATACGGCTAAGGAGCTTTTATACTCAAGATTGAAGATTGAAGAGCCGGGTGCTGGCTATTGCCACTTCCCCATGAACCGCGATCCTGAGTATTTTAAGCAGCTTACCGCAGAACGTCAGGTTATTAAGTATAATAAGGGTTTTGCTCATCGAGTTTGGGTCAAAACACGCACCAGAAACGAAGCTCTTGACGTTCGCGTTTATGGAATTGCAGCACTTGCAATATTAAACGTGAATTTGGATAGCGTTTACGCCAAGTTCTATGCTAATATAGACGTTAAGGCACAACCTACGGTCAAAGCTGAGAGGCCACATCCATTGGTTGATCCGAAGAAATTAGCTAGAAGACCGGGATCGGGTGGTTTCGCTAACAGTTGGAGGTAGAATGGCAAAAACATCGAAAATTGATGCTCACATTCGCCGACTGAAGCGGAAAATACGTCGTCCCGGTAGACATTGCAAACGACTAAAGAAATGTCATCGCACTATTTCGGCGTTTGCTGGGGGTAATAATGGTTAATCTATTCGATCAAAATAACGCTCTTACCGAAGAGCCGGGAAGCGTTGTCATTGGTACGCTTGTCCAATGGAAGCGGGCTGATCTGTCCAGTATTTATGCCCCAGCAACCTATGACCTGATTTACAACATCCGCCTGAAGAACGGCGCCGGTGTCGATAAAACGGTAACGGCGACGACAGCAACCGATGGCGCATTCTTGGTTAGCCTTACGTCCAATATCACGACAGGGATGCTGGCTGGCGACTATTACTGGCAAGCCTTCATCGTCCGCAAGAGCGATAGCGCCAAGATTGCCGTTGGTGTCGGCGAACTCAGCCTGAAAGCGAATCTTGACCAGAATGGCGCTGACATTCGTTCCCATGCTACCGTCATGGTTGAAAAGATTCAGTCGCTGCTTGAAGGCCGGGCAGACAAGGACGTTTCCAGCTACAGCATCCAAGGCCGCTCTCTTGCAAAGATGAGCATTGTAGACTTGATGACTTGGCGCGATTATTATCGTAAGGAAGTTGCGAAAGAGAAGCAGGATGCTGCTATTGCCGCTGGCAAATCTAGTGGCACTACGATTAAAGTGAGGTTTCGCTAATGGCATTCTGGGACTTACTGAAGCCCTCACTCATTAACAGTAATGAGCCTATTGCTTCTCGGAAAATGGTGAAGCGCCATTATTCTGCCGCAAATCAGGGCCGCTTGTTTGAAGACTTTAAGGCAAGCAATCGCAGCGCAGATACGGAGTTGCGCCCAGCCCTTACCGTATTGCGTAATCGCGCCCGCGACCTCACACGCAACGATCCCTATGCCAAGCGGTTCCTCAACCTGATGCGCGTTAATGTCGTCGGCGAGAGCGGTCTTAATATGCAAGTTAAGGCCCGCAACGTCGATGGCTCTTTGGATGTGATCGGCAATGAGCAGATCGAACGGGCATTCGCTGATTGGGCGCGTGATTGCACCGTCGATGGCATGATGTCTTGGAATGACGTTCAGCAATACGCAGAAGAGGCCATGAAGCGCGATGGTGAAGCGTTCATCGAAATCGTGCGCGGTACGTCATTCAAATATGGCTTCGCTCTAAATCCGATTGAGGCTGATCTGATTGATGAGCAGAAGAACCAGCGTCTTCCGAATGGCAATGAAATTCGCATGGGTGTCGAGCTTAACCGCTATCGTCGCCCAATCGCGTATTGGGTTCGTCAAGCGCATCCCGGTGACTTCGATTATACCACATTAAATCAATCAGTTAGCGTTCGCGTCCCTGCCGACCGAATCCTGCATTTCTATAAGCCAACACGCGCTGGTCAGACCCGTGGCGAGACAGCGTTCGCGCCGATCATGACATCGCTCAAGATGATGTCCGCGCACCGTGAGGCTGAATTGGTTGCAAGTCGTCTGGCGGCTTCAAAGATGGGTTTCTTCATCTCTGATACAGGCGATGACTTTAACGCTGACGATTATGACGACAAGGTTCCGATCTACGACGCAGAACCCGGAACATTCCACCAATTGCCGAAGGGCGTTGATTTCAAGGAATATAGCCCGTCCCACCCAACGACTGCGTTTAGTGATTTCCAGAAGGGCATCCTGCGCGGCATCGCATCTGGTCTTGGCGTAAGCTATTCCAGCCTGTCTGGCGACTTAGAGGGAACCAGCTACTCCTCCATCCGTCAGGGAGCATTGGAAGAGCGGGACTTCTATAAGCTAGAGCAGCGATTCTTGATTGAGCATCTCGCTCATCCAATTTACGCCGCATGGCTACGTCACGTTATGGAATTCGGCTTTATCAGCATCCCTGTTACTAAGTTCGATAAATTCTATACGGCGACCATTTTCCGCGCCCGTGGCTTTAGCTGGATCGACCCACAGAGGGAAATGACTGCTTCTGTGATGGGGATGCACAATGGCCTGTTGACGCCATCTGAAATCGCAGCCGCTGATGGCCGTGACATCGATGAGGTCTACAGCACATGGCAGCGCGATAAGCAATTGGCTGAATTCTATGACCTAAAGTTAGCATTTGAGCCATTTGGCGCGAATGAAGCAACTAAAGACGCGATGCCATTAGATGGGGGTTCAGATGCCAGCCAAGCCGAATGATGGCATGAAGACTGAAGCGCAGCGCGGTCTTGATTGGCGGCGTGAGTTTGGTCGTGGCGGCACTGAGGTAGGCATCGCCCGTGCGCGTGATATTGTAAATGACCGAGAACTATCTGACGACACAATCAAACGGATGTATAGCTTCTTCAGCCGACATGAGGTTGACAAGGAAGCCGAAGGTTTCCGTCCCGAAGAGGATGGCTATCCGTCTAATGGTCGCATTGCATGGGCGCTCTGGGGTGGTGATGCGGGATATTCTTGGTCTAGCGATAAGGTAAAAGGCATGGATGAGGATAGATCGTATGAAGATTTCAGACCATATCCAAACGAACACGCGGCAAGACTTAATGATCCTGACAAGTATGTTAGGTTTCGGCGTGATAATGACGCTGGCGGGTCCGGCATTGATTTTATTTACGGCATTCTCAGTGCTGGTGGCGCTGAGTTACAGGCTATACGTTTTGATAAAAATCGGTATACTGTCGCTCAAGCGAAAGATTGGCTTAGTAAGCACGATCATAAGCCGATAATGTTTGAAGAAGCCACTGGAGAACGTGAAATGGCTGGTGAAGAATTGGAAACACGGGCAACCGTCAAGGTCGAGATCGAAATCGATACATCTGACACGCCTATGGAACAAGATCAGCCTGAAGTGAGCGTTGAAGACGTTACCACGGCAGTTGATATTGCTGATGCACTTGATCGTAAGGATATGACGGACATTGTTCACCGTTCAAACCTTATGGAAGCCAAGATTGTTGACGAACAGGCTCGGACTGCGATGATTATCGTTTCCACGGAAAATCCTGTGCAACGCAGCTTTGGTAATGAAATTCTCGACCACAATCCTGAGTCCATTGATCTTGGATTTTTCGGTTCTGGTCGTGCGCCCCTTTTGTTGGACCACGATCCGACGAAGCCTGTTGGGGTTGTTGAATCTGTAAGCCTTGGAGAGGACCGTAAATTGCGGTCTAAGGTGCGTTTCGGTCGATCCGCACTGGCTCAAGAGGTCTTTCAGGATGTTCTCGACGGTATCCGTAGCAACGTCAGCGTCGGTTATCGCGTGAACAAAATGGAGCAAGATTTGAAGGATAAGAATGCTTATCGCGTCAAGTCTTGGTCACCAATGGAAGTTTCCGTTGTTAGCATCGGCGCTGATAGTCAAGCAGTCGTCGGGCGTAGCGCGGTTGCTACCGAATCCGAACCTAAAGTTGAACCATCCGTTAAAAAGGACACTAACATGAGTGAAGTGAATCTGGATGCGGTTCGTGCGGAAGCTGCCAAGGCTGCTTCTGACAATGCCGCCGAAATCGTGAAGCTGGGTCAGCGTCACAACAAAGCCGACCTTGCTGGCGCTGCTATTGCTGCTGGTAAGAGCATCGATCAGTTCCGTGGCGAACTCCTTGAAGTTATCGGCAACTCGCCGCTCGACAACAAGGAAATCGGCCTGAACAAGAAGGAAGTTCGTCAGTACTCGGTGGTTCGTGCCATCCGCGCTCTCGCGAATCCTTCGGATCGTGCCGCTCAAGAAGCCGCTCGTTTTGAACTCGAAGCGTCTGATGCCGCTGCCCGTGCCTACGGTCAGTCTGCACAGGGCGTGATGATCCCTGCCGACGTTCTCGGTAGCTGGGGCAAGCGCGACCTGAACACCGCTGACGACAATGAAATCGTTGCAACCAACCTGATGGCTGGTGATTTCATCGACGTTCTGCGTAATGCTTCGTCGGTCATGCAAGCTGGTGCGCGGATGATGCCGGGCCTTGTTGGTAATGTTGACATTCCCAAGAAGACCGCTGCTTCGACCGCGGGCTGGATCAGCACTGAAGGTGGTGCGTCTTCTGAGTCGGAACCGACTTTCGGCACTGTCTCGCTGACGCCGAAGACCGTTGGCGCTTTCACCGACATGACTCGCAAGCTGATCCTTCAGTCAACGCCGTCTGTTGAAGCTCTTGTTCGTGACGATCTGACACAAGCAATGGCTTTGGCAATTGATGCTGGCGCTCTGAAGGGTACTGGCTCTTCGGGTCAGCCGACGGGCATTTACAGCACATCTGGCATTAACACCGATGTTTTCACTGGTGCTTTGCCGACTTGGGCTGAAATCGTTGGTCTGGAAACGCTTGTCGCTGAAGACAACGCTCTTCTTGGTAATCTTTCGTACATCTGCCCAGCAAGCCTGTATGGTTCGCTGAAGACGACTGCGAAGGCCACGAATCAGGCGATCTTCGCTGTCGATCCCGATGGAACGATGAACGGCTATCGCACCATCGTCTCGAATCAGGCAACTGCGGGTTACCTCCTGTTTGGTAACTTCAGCGATTTGCTGATCGGGATGTTTGGTGGTCTTGATCTGACCGTCGATCCATACACGGCATCCACGACGGGTACTGTCCGCGTTGTCGCTCTCCAGAGCGTCGATGTGGCCGTCCGTCACGCTGTTTCGTTTGCACTCGGCACACCGGGCGCGTAACGGCTTTGGGAGGGGGTGGCCTTGGAAGTCGGCCACCCCTAACCTTTGGAGATTATATGAAGTATCGTATCATCAAATCGACTGTAGCACTTGGTGTTGTTCGCAGTGTCGGCGACATTGTAGATGTCAATCACTCTGAGGGTAAGGCGCTGATGGCCTACGGCAAAGCCGTACCTCATGACGAATCAGTTATTGAAAATCGCGTCGAGCCTGTAGAGTTCCGCGAAACTAAACCGCGTGGAAGAAAGCCGACAAATGGGCGTTGAGTCCAGCGACGATCTATCTATCTTCTTTGAACTCGATGATTTCGGGACTGAGGCCGTATACACTCAGACCAATAAGCGCCCGATCACCATTAGCGGCATCTTTGATAATCCTCATGCAAGCGTCACAGCAACTGATATGATGGATGTGACCATTCCCAAGCCGACCTACGTTTGCCGAACTGTAGACATCCCTACTGCGGCTGAAGGCGACACAATTAAGATCAACAGCATCACCTACACTGTCCGCATTGTAGTTACCGATGGTCTTGGCGTGACAACGCTGATGATGGAGCGCAACTAATGTCTCACGTTAGACAGCAAATCCGCAATCGCATTGCAACGCTTGTAACTGGTCTTCCGACGACAGGGAACAACGTCTACAAGATGCGTCGTTACGCTCTGGATGACTCTAAGTTGCCCGCGATCCTTGTATATACGATGGACGAAACTTCTTCTTTGATTACGATTGGTAGCAGAACGCTTACCAGAACAATCAATGTTTCCGTTGAAATTTTGGCTTCAGGAAGTAGCTCGACGATTCAAGATACCGTCGATACGCTTTGCGTAAATGTTGAAGAGGCGATTGGCTCAGACTACCAATTGAATGGTCTGGCTAAATCTTGTATATTGACTAATACAGAGATTGACATCGTAACCGATGGTGAGAAGCCAATCTCTTCAGCACGGCTTGTGTTTGCGGCTGAATATATCACCGCAATCAACGATGTGGAGACTGCAAGATGATAATGATTATTGTTCATCATAAAGACGCTAAGGAATCTATTTTGGTTCCTGAATGTGACTTGCCGTCTTTCGCGGAGAAGGGCTGGCATCCCGCTAAACACGCTGAAAGGCTTGTTCTTGATCCGGCTGAAGAGTCGGAAAATATCGTTGATTCTGAGGAGATTTAATAATGGCTAATCATACTGGTAGTGAAGGCACTGTAAAAGTTGGTGCTAATATCATCGCTGAAATTCGTTCGTTTTCTATCGCCACCACCGCCGATACGGCAGAGGACTCCACTATGGGTGATAGCTGGAGGTCTTATAAAACCACGCTCAAGGGCTGGTCTGGTACGCTTGATTGTTTTTGGGATGAAACTGATACAACAGGTCAGGGCGCTCTTGTTGATGGCGCTGAAGTTACCCTGAACGTATATCCTGAAGGAGCGACAACCGGCGACAAATATTATACTGGTCTTGCCATTATCACGGGAACGACCATCAATTCGTCCTTTGACGGATTGGTTGAAGCCAGCTTCTCGTTCCAAGGAACGGGCGCATTGACGCTTTCAACCGCATCGTAATTTAGACTAGAAAGGGGTTTTTATGTCTCTCATTGACCTGATTAGGAAAAAGCAACATTCAACTCGAAAGACCATTGAGGTCCAAGAGTGGTCGGCAGAGGATGAAGCCCCTTTCATTGTCTATTTTGGTAAGTTCTTAGCTCACGATCTTGATAGGCTACAGCGCAAGCATCCGGGATTTATCAATAACGTCACCATCGCTGGTATGGTTGATATGATTATTATGAAGGCCCAAGATAGGGATGGCAATATGCTCTTCACGCTTGAAGACAAGCCTACCCTGATGCGAGAGCCTGTCGAAGTCATCACCAGAATCGCTGGCGAAATGATGACGGCTAATAGCTTTGAGGACCATGAAAAAAACTAAAGGCCGATCCGTTCAGGTATAATATCGTGGCCTTGGCGGATCGGCTCAATAAGACGATAGAAGAAATAGAGCTAATCTCAATTGATGAGTATAATGAGTGGCTTGCATATTTTAAGATAAGTCAGGAGCGCAGCAAGCATGGCAAATGAGCAAATTAAATTTGAGTTCACTGCCATCAATAAGACGGCTGCGGCCTTTAATTCAATCAAAACTGGTCTTTCGGCAATGGCAACCCAAGCCGCTTCGGTGAAGGGGGCTATGACTGCCTTAATTGGCACAGTCACATCTGGTGCGTTATTGCAGATGGGGCGTCAGGCACTTGATGCGGCTGGTGGTTTAGGTGAACTTGCAGCGCAAACAGGGGCGTCAACCAAAGCGTTGCAAGCCTATAAGTTCATCGCGCTTGAGAATGGCGTTACCAACGAGCAGATGCAGAAGGGCTTTGCCCAGCTAACCAAGCGACTTGGTGAGGCTAAACTCGGCTCTGATAAGATGATTGAAGCATTTGGCGCTGTTGGCATATCAGGCGCTCAACTCGCTTCTATGACAACAGATCAGGCGATGCTTAAAATCGCTGACGCTATGTCGCGTATCACAGACCCGACAAAACGCGCTGCCCTTGAAATGCAATTGTTTGGTCGGGCTGGTCAGGCGCTTGATCCAATTTTGACGCAAGGCTCGGCTGCTATTGAAGAGCAAACCCGAAAATTGCAGGAAATGGGCGTAATCATGGATGATGCCATGATTGCTAAAGCCGATGATGCGGCTGATAAAATGGCTATGCTTGAAGAAGTCCTGAAGACCAAATTGACCATTTCCGTTGTTGAAAATGCTGATGCTTTCGTCACAATGGCTAATGCCGTTTCAGGCGCTATGAGCATTATTGCTCCATTTATTGATGTCGCTGGACAGCTAGTTAGCAAATTTGATCAGATGCTAGATCGGATGAACAAAATTTCCGGTCAGAAGTCATTTGCACAACGTGTTGGTGAGGGCATTAAATTAGCTGGGGCATATGCGACATCTGTTTATACGGGTAATGATTTTAACGCGATTGCAGATGATGTTCTTGGTTTGACACCTGAAGAACGTAGAAATCAGTTCTTCAAAAAACTTCAGCCAATTCCAATCGGCAAGCCAAAGGCAATGCCATCTATGGATGTGCCTGAATTCTTGAAGGGCGGCAAATCTGGCGGTGGTATTAAAACGCCTAAAAAAACAGACATCCTGAACCCTGAGAACTACGGGTCTTGGGATGCTTTTAGGCAAGCTATACGTCAGCAATTAGAAGCTGATTTTGCAATGACCAGCTTCAATAACAAAGCTGACAAGCCGTTGATTGAGATTTTTCCAAACTCGGATCAATTGACCGAGACGATCAATTCAATCAAAGGCCCG